CGCGGCCATTTGGTCTATCTGCGTGGTGAAGTCGATCTCCGGGAACAGCGCACTGACCTGTTCCTGGGTCATCCCGCTGTCCAGCAGGGCTTGGATCTGGGTCAGCACACCCAGGTATTCGGTCAGGGCGCCTTCATCCATCCCTTCGGTTAGTTTGTTCATTTCTTCGAGCGCTGTCGCCATGCGCTGTTGGTCATTGTTGGACTGCGCCAGGTTGTACTGCCTCAGTTTCTCGGTCAGCGCATCGATGCCGCTGCCGGCCTCCTGGATCTCCGGCTGATTCCAGACTGGCAGGATCAGCCCTGCCAATAGTTCTGCATACTCCTGAGCAGCCAGCTTGCGGTTCTCAATGTACCGGGTATTCAGTGCGGCCAGCGCGGCTTCCCGCTCTGCGCCATCCTGCATCAGCTGGATGAGTTGGTACTCCTTGTCATACTGTGCATCCAGCTGTGCGTTGACAGCTGCCATGCCCTCAGCGGACGCGACGACCGCGGCCTCATACACCGTGACATCCGCATCCGTCTTGCCACGGGCCTGCGCGCGGGCGATCTCCGCATCGATCTTCTGCTGAATGGTCTCAAAGCCCTCCGCGTCCGCTGCAGTCAGCTTGTACTTGATCTCAATGGCTTCCCGGGTGTCCACCAATTCCTGAAGGCGCAGCTTGTCTTTTTCGCTGAATTTCCCGGACTGCCTGCGCTTGAGCAGCCGGCTGATCTCTTTGTCCAGGCTGTCGAGGGTCTTGATATCCAGCTCCATCTGTTCGGACAGCGAGCTGTACCCGGCATCCTTTGCGTCGACCTGCTTTTCCTTCAGCGCGCTGCGGGTTTGCTCGGTCAGGTTCAGGAAGGACTCAGTCCACTCCTTGACGACCGCTTGCTTCTTGTACCGGCTGCCTGCCCAGACATCCAGCAGGCCGTTCATCCACTCGGTGGCGTTCTGCTTGTCGCGGGTGAAGTCCTCCACAGTCATACCAAAGAAGGAAAGCCCGCCACGCCCATAAAAGGTATCGGCTGCATTGGTCTTCCAGCTGTCTGCCGTAGCCTGCATGCCCTGGAGAGCTTCACGGGCTTTCTTGGCTCCGGTGGCATACTCGGCCAGCTTCACCGCGCCGTAGATAATCGCAGCTGACAAAGCGGCCATGGCAAGCTTTGAGCTGCCGATGGTTTTCACGAAGCCGCCAAGCCCGCCGCCTGCCATCTTTACACTAGCGGAAAACTTGCCCATGCCGGTAGCGAACTTACCAAGCCCAGCAGAAAGTTTGCCCACTGTGCCTACTGTCTTGCCCAGTATGAGGAGCGCCGGTCCAATGGCAGCGGCAAAGCCTGCGAACTTGATGATGTTCATCCGCTGGCTCTCGTCCATGCCAAGGAAGGCTGCCAGCATCTCATTGGCGCGCGCGATGATTTCCTGTATAGCCGGGTTCATGTCGTCACCCAGCTTCTGGGCGAAAAGTACCGCAGTGTTTTTGAGGTTGGTGAGCTTGCTCTGCGTGGTGGCGTACCGCTTGTTGGCCTCCACCGTCAAGGCGCTGTTTTCTCTCCAGGCCTTGTTCGCAGTCACCTGTGTGTCCCGGAACAACTGAGTCGCATTGGTCGCGCGCATCAGGGTATCCCGCAAGCGCACTTCAGCGATCCCGATATCAGCGAGGGTGGCGATCGCGCTAGCGCCTTCCTCATCCATCTTGGCCAGTCCGCCAATGAAAGCCTGGAAGGCTTCGGCCGGGTTGCTGTCCCAGAGCGTTTTGAACTGCTGAGCAGTCATCCCGGACACTTGTGCAAAGTCCTTCAGGGCTTGACCGCCAGTCTCTGAAGCGACCTCCATCTTGACCAGCGCCTTGGAGAAGGCTGAGCCGCCCATCTGGGCCTCGATGCCGACCGCGGAGAGGGCCGTGGCAAAGCCCAAGATCTGCGCTTCACTCAGGCCCACCTGGTGCCCGGCACCGGCCAGGCGCATGGACATCTCCAGGATCTGGGACTCGGTGGCGGCATAGTTGTTGCCCAGGTCAACCAGCGTGGAGCCCAGATTCTGAAACTCCGCCTGGTTCATGTCCGCGATGTTGGCGAACTTGGCCAGGGTCAGGGCGGCGTCATTGGCCACGATGTCCGTGCTGTTGCCCAGGTCGATCATTGTCTTGGCAAAGGTCATCAGGTGCTCGTTGGAAATACCCATCTGACCTGCGACTGCAACAACCTCAGCAATATCCGTGCCGGACGCAGCCACCCGGGTGGACATCTGTTTGATGGCGCCCGATATGGCGGTGAATTCCTCTTCCGTTGCGTCAACCGTTTTGCGGACAGAGGTGAAGGCGCTCTCAAAATCGATGGATGACTTGATGGCCGTAGCCCCAAGCGCCAGAATGGGCGTCGTGAGCGCGCGGGAGAATCCCCGGCCAGCTGACACGAGCGACTTCGAGATCTTCTCGCTCTTCTTGGCGAAGGCGATCAAGTGATCCCCAGCCTTGGTCCAGGCGGACTGCTGCCGGTACAGTTCCTGGGTCAGCTTCTTGAGCTCAGCCTCGGTAGCCTTGAGCTCTGCCTTAGCGTTATTGAGATTGGTCGCAGCCTTGGATACGGCGTCCGCGTTGTTTTGAAGGGTCTTGCTGTTGGACTTGATCTGGCCTTCCAAGAGCTTGACTTTATCCCTTGTGGCAAGGCTCTCTGCCTTGAAGCTTTCCAGGTTCTGCTTGGCGGCAATCGTCGCGGAGTCCGCGTCCCCCAGGGAGGCGCGCAGGCGGTTGTACTGCTGGCCTGCTGCGCTCACTTCCCCTTTGAGGCGCTCATACTCCACGCGCGCCTGTTCCAGCGACTGCTTCATTTTCTCCTGGCGGGAGAAGGAGTCTGTCAGTTTCTGGTTGGTCAGTACCAGCGCGCGGGAATACTGGTCAACGGCACGCGTCTGCTCCTTTTGCTTGCTGCTCAGCAGGGCGAGCCGTGCTTCTGTTCCCTGAATGGACTTCTCAAAGTTCGCAACCCCTGCACCCGCTAGCTTGAAGGTGCTCTCGGCTTCCTTTATCTGCTGGTTGATGGTACGCAGGTTGCGGCTGAAGTTATCGCTGTCCAGTGACAGCGCCACCACCAACTCGCGCAGGACTTCGCTCATGAGAACACCTCCAATATATAGAAAATGAAGCGATGACGATAATTGAGATACAACCAGAGGCGAAGCCCACAATCATTTTTGCCTGATAATTCTATCTGCTTGTTTATCCTGTTAGGATTGCATGCAGGAAAACACAATCCAATCTCGTTAAGTAGGCGAATACGTACACAAGGAGGACCACATGAGACTTTTTTTGAAGAAGGCCTTGCCTTTGATACTGGCCGTTCTTATCTGCATTACGGCGACAGTCAGCTTCGCAGAGCAGCCTAAGCAAAAAGAGATGACCGTTGAAGTAGAGGGGATGTCGGAGACTGTCCTAATGACGCGACATACGATCGATGGACGTTTGGCAATATGGTACGACGCGGACCATTTCTTTCCTGAAGCAATAGAAAATGGCGTGCGCTTTTTACTACTCAACAACCAACTCGAAAGTGAAGTGTCCTTCACGGTCAAGAGTTTGAATGATCCAGCTAACGTGGTAGAACCTATGCTTGAAGTTTTCGTCGCTGAGTATGCTGCACAAGGCTGGGATTGCGAAAAAGTGGATACCACAGGAATACTGCCACTATTCAATACTCCTGAGAGACCGGTGAGAGGTTTTATCGCACGTCAGGAAAGGGAGGCTGCACTGGTATATCTGAGTTACATCTCAGGTGGCTACTGTCTGTCTACCCTGCGCTTTCCGAATGAAGCCGCCGAAGGTTGGGGCAACAGAATGCTGTTTATGATCAACACTCTGGAATCTGTTGTCGGGAATTGACTTTGCGTCTATACATGCATAGATGGCCACACTTGATCAATGAAGGCCGCTTTCGGCTCCTGGCTGCAATGCTCACGCTGAGCATCCCAGGCACGCACTTGAAGAAAGCCCAGCATGTCCATCTCATCGATCTCTTTCATCCGCCAGCCGGATTTGAGCAGCGTGTTATAGGTGGCGTAGACATATTCCGGTAACGTCAGGTTTCCTGATTCTCCAGGATCTCCTGAGCTTCCTGAGCCACCGGCTTCGTAGGAAAAGAGTCCAGCACCTCCGTCGTCTGTGTCTGCACGGCCATAATCGCCAGGGCAATGTCGTGCATCAGGCGATCGGCAGGATAGTGGTCATAGACATCGTCAACAGAAAACTGGTTTCCGAAGAGAATGCAGAACCACTTGACCATCGTGTCGAGGGCCTCGGGGATTGTCAGTTTCTCATCCGAAACGTCCTGCCCCTCCACAGCGGCCTTGGACAGGGCGACCAGTTTTCCATACATCTTGGATGCGGGCTCCATCTCGCGCAACGCGCGGCCGGACACGAAGTCCACGCTGTACTTCTTCTCTCCCAGGGTACAAGTCACCATGGGATCACCTCTCTTTCATCAAGAGACTGCCGCCCAGCATTGTCCTGAGCGGCAGCCTCATTCTGCTCTTTACGGCGTCACCGTGAAGGTCGGGTCATACACGGTCTCCAGGAAGGTCGCGCCCATGGCGGTCGTGAAGCCGTTCTCGCCTTCGTCCGCAATCGCCTGGTACAGCCCGTCGTGTGTGCGCTTGATGGCAGTCCACTCGACCTCGCCTGTCTGACGCGTGATGGTGCCGCCCTCCTTGGTCGCATAGGTTTCCGTCACCGGCTTTGCGCGGACCTTGTACAGCCACACAAAGCGATATTTCGCGTTGGACTTCTCGGACTTGAAGCCGACTGCGTAGTACGGTGGCTTGTCGACAGCGGCGCGCACCAGCACGCCATTGTCATCGATGTTATTGCCAAAGATGGCTTCCTGGATGGAAAGCGGGATGTCCGCCATCTTCGTCTTGAAGGAAAGCTCTGGATCCGGGTAGAGGACGTCAAACTCAATGTCGTCCGCATACTGGACCTCGGGGTCCGTGTTCTCGGGGGTGATGGTCGCTTCAATCGCGCCGGCGACCAGTTGCAGGGCGCCATAGGTAATCGTGGTTTCATCGTCTACCGTCAATGGCGCGATGACCATATTTTTAAGACCCACCGTGCTGGACACGACGGGTGATGCAGTTGCTGGCATATTCGTTTCTCCTTATGTGTTGCTTATTTCGTCCCGCAGGACGCGCTTCATCTCCTCGAAAGCCTCCGGCGCTTTCACGTCAAAGGCAGGCCGGACAAAGGGATGCGCGGGCGCTGGTGCCGGTCCACCGTGCCCATGCTCCACAGGATTTGCGTAGTAGGCACCGCGTTCGCTGTGATGCACGCCAATGGTAATGCGCTTCCCGCCGTTCCGCTTCTTCTTCACACTCCCGGTTCGAATCGAATCATGCAGGTCGCCCGAGATGATCTTGGGGTCAGTAGATGCGTTATGCAGCATCTGTTCCTCGATGGGGGCGGCCCCTGCCTGCAATGCACGGGTCACGCCCGGGCCCTGTTCCAGGGCTGCCGCCATGTTGGTCAGGTCGTCCTGGAGGTCATCAAAGCCTCGCAGTTCAATCGCCACGGGGAACTTCCTCGTACAGGCTCCAGGTCCAGTGCACCGTATACATCCGCGTGCCCACGTCATAGGCCGGCTCGTTGTAGCCCCTATCGGTTTCTTCCACCATCCCAAAGCCCGACATGTACATGGCGTTGCGGACCTCGGCTGCTGTCGCTGTAGGGTCTCCCACGCTCCAGAGGTTCAGATATACAAAGGTGCGGGTTGCGATCACCTGATCGTCAAAGTGTGTTTCCTCCTTGGTGGTGGTTGAGTACACGAGGTACTGCTCTGGGGCGTTGGGATTGCTGGATGTCGCCCGCCAGATCCCGGCAAACACTGGAATGCTCAGGCTGGAAAGGGCTTGCTGGACCCGCTTCATCCGCTCACCCCCTTGGATGTGGAGGCTTTCAGGCCCAGGTACTTGCGCTTGAAGGCATACTCGCCCAGGGTGGAGATGTACCACTTCTCACCCCGGAAGCGCACCCACATGCCGGGCTTGATGTCCGTCCGGTAACGGATGGTGAAGTTAATCACCGCTTCGGCGTTCATGACATCCGCCGCGCGATAGTGCTGATTGCCCGCATCAATCGTGGATGCCCAGACCCGGCAAACAACAACGTCTGTCGGGTTGGGGTATCCATTTTCGTTGATCGCGTTCTCTGTATAGCCGATCTCTACCAAGTTCCGGAGGTCGCCTGGATGCGGGTCGCTTTCGAAGTTCTTATAACCACGCATACTTTCTCACCCCCTTTAGAACATCAGTTCCGCATTTCGGTGCGGGTAGAGCAGGTTTTCAAACGCCATCCGCATGGTGACGTAGACCTGCTTGTCTGGGTTGTCTCGGTTCTCGTAATAGTGGCTAACCATCAGCAGCACAGCCAGGCGCACAGCCTGCGGCGCGGTTTCATCAAAGGTCACCCTGCAATAGTCTTCGGCGACAGCCTGCGCCTGAAGGAGGAGTGAAGCCAGGTACGCGTCCTCTTCTTCATGCTGTATGCGCAGATGCGCCTTCGCTTCCTCCACCGTCAGGATCATGCTCTCACCATCCTTTACGCGTCAGGCGCCATGATGCCGGCGGCCTTCAGTTTGACCAGCAGGGCATTGAACTCAATATTGAGGCCCGCAATGGTGGAAGCCGCGCTGTCGACCTGATTTGCCGCAAGCTTCACGCCGCCCAGGGTATCCGCCGTTGCAGCAGGAAGGACATAGTCTTCAGGGTAGGCGGGCACATAGAGCTTGGCGTCCTCCCCAATCTTTGCTTCGACGGTATCGCCCACGCCTCTCTCCGCCGCCTTGATGCCGCCCAGGGCATCGGCGCTGGCAGCTGCAGCAGTCGCGGTCAGTCCTTCTACGGTCGCGCCTTCCAGGATGGTCAGTTTGCCGCCGATGACCCATTCTTCGCCGCCATGTGCGGCAAAGTTCTTTGTGTTATGAGTAGCACTCATAGTTCTCCTCCTCAATTGATGCGGGGACTGCTCCCAAGAACAGCCCCCGCGGATTCACCCTATCAAAGGGTTATGCCTTCTGCTGCAGGACCTTTACGGCCTCCGGTAGAACCAGCTTGCCATCCACGCGCTGGGATGCCAGGAAGCCCACCTGACCGGTTGGAGCGTACAGCTCATTGAGGCGCTTGAACTTACGGCCTTCGCGGTCCGCGATCCAATAGTAATCCATGTCGCCGAAGACGATGGTCTTGGCGGCAGAAGCAACCGCCGGTACGAAAGACGAGGTGTAGACGGGACAGTTAAGGATCTTGTCCGGGGTGCCCGCTGTGATGGAGGGCTGCCAGATGTAGTCGCCTGCGCCGTTTTTCAGCTTGCGCAGAACTTTGACCGTGCTGTCGTTCATCAGGAACAAGGCTTGACGCCGATAGGGCGAGCGAAGGCTGTAGAACAGGTCCATCACCTCGTCAAAGGTGATGGCCGTAGCCGCGGCGGTTGTCACGCCAAGCTGCGCGCCCAGGGTCGCGTGCAGCAGGCCGGTCGGCTTCCCGGTGCCGTTGCCGGCAATGAAGGCTTCTTCCTCTGCCGAACCAATACGGCGGGCGAACTCCTTGGCGATGTAACCGGCAATGTCAAAGACCGAGTCATTGAGCAACTCGTCCGACACCTTGATCATGGTCGCCAGCTTGAAGGCGCCAATGGAGACTGCTCCGAACGCGTCATCGCTCTCCTGGTAGGGGGCTTCTTCCTCAATCCAGGACGCGGTGCCCTTGCTGCTCACGACCGGAATCTTCCGGTCACCGGAACTGGTCTGGATGAGGTGGGCGAAGTTGCGGAAGATATTCTCCTCCTGCAGCGCTTCCACCAGGGTGCGCTCGTATTCATCCGGGACGAGGTGCCCGCCTTCGCTGTCAGAGCCGATCTGCAGCGCATTGAGCACCTCAAACGAGACGGACTTGTCCCGCATGGCGCGCCAGAAGGCGTTCTTATACTCATCCGAAGCACGGCCGAGCTTGGTCTTGTCCTTCAGGGTCTCAGGGGCGGAGGTCAGCGGGCGGGTGGTCGGACGGTCAAACTCCAGGTCCAGCACTTCCTGCCGTTCCAGGCGCTCGACCTCCTTGCCCATTCGGATGACATCCGCTTCCATCTTCTCGTAGGTGGCGGAATCTTCGACGGAGAGCGTGCCGTCCTCTGCCCTTCGGCTGTCCAGGAAAGCCTTGGCGGCATTCCACAGGTTGACGCGCTTTTCGCGCATTTCCAGGATCTGATTCATTGGGGTCTCCTCCTCAAACATATTGAAAACGCGCCAGCCTTTTTTCGAGGTCTGACGCGTTCACGCGGTTGGTAGGTTCAGGGGTTGGTTCAATTTCGGGGAGAGGGTCAGGCGGTAGATCGGGTGGCTCCTTGGGGATGCACGCTTTCAGCTTATCCAGCAGGCAGTTGTTGACGGCCCGACGTGAGAAAGTGAAGCTATTCTGAACCTTATCAACCTTCTCCGGCTGGAACAGCACTTCATCGCAGAAGCCGAGCTCCAAGGCCTTTTGCGCGTTCATCCAGGTCTCGGCGTCCATCATGTGGCTCAGCCGTGTGCGGGAGAGCCCCGTCTTGATCTCATAGGCGTTGATGATGCTCTCCTTGACCTCCTCCAGCAGTTGGATCGCCTTGCGCATTTCTTCGCTGTCTCCCAAGGCAAAAGTCAGCGGGTTATGGATCATCATGAGAGAAGTAGGGGACATAGACACCTTTGTGCCGGCCATGGCGATGACTGAAGCAGCGCTGGCCGCGATGCCATCGATCTGCACCTTTACGTCGTAAGGATAATCCATCAGCATCGTGTAAATCTGCGAGGCCGCGATACAGTCGCCGCCAGGGCTATTGATGTGGAGTGTAATCGGCCCGCTGCCTGCAAAGAGATCTGCTTTGAAGGCGGAAGGAGTCACATCGTCTTCAAACCAGGACTCTTCTGCGATCACACCCTCCAGGAAAAGCGTGCGTTCACCGTTGTTGTCATTCTGTACCCAGTTCCAGAACTTGTTTGCCATTCATTGGTTCCTCCTTTCGGGCTAGATTGATGGGGATCATGTTACCGTTGACGAGATAGGCATTGCCGCCCTGGTCGTCGGTCAGGGGGTTCATATTCTCGAGCTCTCGGATGTCATTTGCGCTCATCCAACCGTTTTGCCGTGCAATGGCATAGCCCTCCATGCGTTCCTTGTACGCGCCACGCATCAGTCCATCGATGTTGAACTGCACATAGAAGTCCCGCTTTTCCTTTTCAGAGAAAAGCGAGCGATTGATGGCCTGCTCGATGCGCACGAGCCAGGGCCGGATGGTATGGACCGCAAAGGAGATGGACTGGTGCTCGATGTTAGAAAAGGTGGCATGTTCAAGGTCGCCTACCAGGTGCGGCGGCACACGGAAGATACGGCAGATCTCGGATACCTGGAACTTTCGTGTCTCCAGGAACTGCGCTTCGTTGTTGGGCATGGAGATGGTTTCGAACTTCATGCCCTCTTCCAGGATGGCCACTCGCCCGCTGTTGGAGGATCCGCCGTACGCGGCATTCCAACTCTCCCGCAGAACCTTGGGATTCTTGACCGTGTTGGGGTGGGTCAGGATACCGGAAGGCCGTGCGCCGTTGGAGAAGAACTTGCTGCCATACTCCTCAGCGGCAAGGCCCAGGCCGATGGCGTTCTTCTCCAATGCAATCGGGCTGTAGCCCACCACACCATCAAAACCGAGGCCAGGAATGTGCAACACTTCTTCAGCCGCTAGTCGGTAGATCCTGCCCTCGCTTGTTGAATAGGTATAGGTCAGCTTGCAGTTGCTGTCCCGGTCCACTTCCATACGGTCCGGGAGAAGGGGGTACAGGCTGTCGATCTGGTTGCGGCCGGTGCGGATGATCTGGCTATAGGAGTTGCCCCAGAGCAGCAGGTGCGTGAGCATCGCTTCCCGCAGGATGAAGGAGGTCATCTCCCGGTTGGGCTCATCGTGCAGGAGGCGGTAGAGGCTGTGCTGCGTGGCCTTTTCGCTGCCAGTATCCGTCACCTTGTAGACGTGCAGCGGCAGGCTTGCGATGGTCTCGGCGATCACACGCACACAGGCATACACAGCGGATACTTGAATGGCAGACTGCACACTGACCGACTTGCCAGCGCCACTCGGTCCAAAGAGAAAGGAAGGGGCGGTACTGACTGCATTGGTGGGCTTGTCCCGGGCGCGACCAAACCTGGAGAAGGGATTCTTCATGCGTTCACTCCTATCATTTACAGACCGCTGCCGGTCTTTCTGTCATGGCAGTGCTTGCACAGGGGCTGCCAGTTACTTTCGTCCCAGAAGAGATCCTCGTCTCCCCGGTGAGGAAGGATATGGTCAACAACTGTGGCAGGCGTGAACTTGCCTTTTCGCTGGCACTCGATGCACAGGGGATACCGTTTCAGGTATCGTTTTCTGGCCGCCCGCCATCTGGCGTCATAACCACGGTTAGTAGCGCTTTCACGTGCATATAGAGGACGATGCACTACGCAGTACACCTCATCCGATAGGCTCGGGCAGCCTGGGTGACGGCAGGGGCGCTTTGGTTTTCTTGGCATTCACTATCCCTCCAGGATGAGAAATCCCCGGTCATCGTAGACAGAGCCGCTGCCATTCTGATTCTTCATTGCCCGGTCCAGAGCCATTACCAAGGCGATCGCCCCGTCTACCTTCTCGGTGGACTTTTCTTTGTCTATCTTCAAGTTGCCAGCTGGGTCCGTCCGCACGAAGGCATTGTCCATGTTCCACCGCAGCACGGGGTGACCGCCATGATTGAGCTTGCGTTCAAGCACGATGCGCATCAGTTCCTTCGTCGGAGGGCTCATGTCCTTGAAACCCTGTCCGAAGGGCACCATCATGAAACCGTCATCTTCCAACTGCTGAACCATCATGGTTGCGTTCCAGCGGTCATAGGCAATCTCGCGAATGTTGAAGCGCTCGCCCAGATCGCAAATGAACTTCTCAATGAAGCCGTAATGAACCACGTTACCTTCTGTGGTCAGGATGAATCCCTGGCGTTCCCACTGGTCGTACATGACATGATCGCGTCGCACACGTAGGGGCAGTGTCTCTTCCGGCAGCCAGAAGAAGGGAAGAACTGTGTATGATTCCACCTCGTCCAAAGGCGGGAACACCAGCACAAAGGTGGTCAAGTCACTCGTGGAGGATAAATCCAGCCCTGCGTAGCAAACCCTGCCTTCCAGGTCATAGGGATTAACCACACCGCCACATTCATCCCACTTGTCCATGGGCATCCAGCGGATGGACTGCTTGACCCACTGGTTCAGGCGCAACTGCCGGAACATATTCTCATCCGCCGGCGTTTCCTGTGCCTTATGAAAGGCATCCCGTACCTTGTCAATGGTGATGGTGTGTCCAATAGACGGATTCGCCTTATACCAGTTTTCTTCACTGGTCCAGTCGGCGTCATCTGGCAGGCCAAAGATGACCGGATAAAAGCGTTGATCCGCTTTTCGGCCTTCGAGAATATCCAGGGCCTTCTGATGTATTTCCCAACAGATGGAGTTTCGGTCTGTACCGGCTGTCGTCAGTAAGAACCATAGTGGCTGTTTGCGGGCATCACCGGAACCTTGGGTCATGACGTCGTACAATGCGCGGGTGGGTTGGGTGTGTAGCTCGTCAAAGATGCAAGCAGACACATTCAGACCGTGCTTGGTAGCCACTTCACTGGACAAGACTTGATAGATGCTGCCCGTGGGCTGGTAGACCATCCGTTTCATGGATGGGATGATCTTGATGCGCTTCAGCAGTGCGGGAGATTGTTTCACCATATCGACCGCCACATCAAACACAATGGCCGCTTGCTGGCGGTCGGAAGCGCACGAGTACACCTCGGCTTTCCACTCGTCATCGTTTACCAGCATGTTCAGTGCGATGGCAGCGCCAAGCTCAGACTTACCTTGTTTTTTTGGTATTTCGATATAGGCTGTGGTGAACTGACGCATGGATGGATCTTCTTCACGCACAGTACCAAACACATCCTGGATGATCTTTTTCTGCCAGGGCAACAAATGGAAGGGCTTCCCATGGAACTCACCTTTGGTATGCTTCAAGCATTCAATGAAGTGGGTGACCCTGGCGGCTTTCCCTTCGTCATAGGCCACCGTTCCACCCGCCCTTCAGTAGCTTTTCCATGGGGTCATCCGAGAACACATCGTCCTTGCCCCCGCCGGCTGCGATGATCCGGGATCGGGTGGCGGGCGTCAGACCGAACTCCGAGCAAAAGGACTGCATGATTTTCAGGCTCTGCTGAGCAATGCTCACCTGAGGGACCTGCTGGACATAGCCACTTGGCGTCTTGAAGATGGAACCATGCTGCGTGATGAACGCCTCAGCTTCCTTCCATCTGGCGTATGCCTGGCAATACCCTTCAAAGGCTGTCAGGTCAACCAGTGTCAAAACACCCAGGGCTTCCAGGGAGGGTGCCAGCCGCTTCCATTCTTTCTTAGCTTCCGGCAGCAACCAATCAGGGCACTTGATATTCCCCTTGGGGGGAACAGGCTCTCTTTCGTTGAGCGGACGTTTGCCCGGGTTACCTTCCAGAAGCTTCATCGCTGTAGGTTTAGGCTTTCGGCCTCGGGTTGCCAACTGGCACACCTCCCTTCTTTTTCATTTTCAATGCCCTACTCCCTGGCAGTCGCTTCCTCAAAGCTTATCTCAATGCCATTGCGCAGCACATGAACATCAGCAGTGCCGCCTACTAGATCCACATATCGCTGCACGATGACCGTGGCGTACTTCGGGTCCAACTCCATCGTCCGGCAGATGCGATCCGTCTGTTCACAGGCGATGAGTGTCGAGCCTGAGCCGCCAAACAGATCCAATACAATCCCATTGGGTGCAGAGCTGTTCTTGATGGGATACGCCAGCAGCGGTATGGGCTTCATGGTCGGGTGCTGCGCGCTGTGTTTCGGTTTATCGAAGTTCCAGATCGTCGTCTGCTTTCGGTCCGCAAACCACCTGTGTTTACCGTTGGGAAGCCAGCCAAAGAGTACGGGCTCATGCTGCCACTGGTAGGGGGACCGCCCTAGCACCAGGGAGTTCTTCGCCCAGATGCACACGCCGGAGATATGAAAGCCGGCTTCCCTGAACGCTCGCCGGAAGTTCAGCCCTTCCGTATCCGCATGGAAGATGTAAGCTGAGCCGCCCTCCGCCATGTGCGCCGCCATGTTCTGAAAAGCTGCCAGCAGGAACTCATAGAACTTCCCATCAGCCATGCTGTCATTCTGGATGGTCTTCCCATCGGCGCTCTCGTAGGAGACGTTATACGGCGGATCCGTCACCACCAGGTTGGCTTTGACACTATCCATCAGCAAGGCGACATCCGCTGCCTTCGTGGAGTCGCCGCAAACCATCCGATGCCTGCCCAGAGTCCAGATGTCTCCAGGCTGAACAAAGGGGGCCACATCATCTGGGTCAATGGTGCACTCGTCATCCTGCACATCTTTGTCATGGACCTTGGAAAAGAGGTCATCGATCTCGGCGGCATCAAAGCCGGTGGTTCCAAGGTCATAACCAGCTGTCTGTAGTTCGCTCAGCAGGTCAGCCAAAGCGACCGGTTCCCATTCGCCCACCGCTTTGTTGAGCGCGACATTCAGCGCCTTCTCGTCTTGCGGGTTTTCAATATGTACAACCACGCAGTCAATCTCGGTTGCACCTTCAGCGACCAGTACCTTGTGGCGCTGGTGTCCTCCCACGATATTCCCGGTCACTTCATTCCAGATGACCGGATCCACGTAGCCGAAGTCATGAAGGCTGCGCTTGATCTTTTCGTAGGCCGGGTCACCGGGCTTCAGATCCTTGCGCGGGTTGTACTTCGCGGGCTTAAGCTTTTCGATGGCAATCCGCTGCAGGTTCATCTGTGTATTCAAGAGTTACCTCCCTGATATTCGAATAATCTATAAGAATAGCCGCTCATATGGGCGGTTTTTCTGCGTTTTGGGCTGGATACCCCCACCCCCCAATTTCGCGAAAACTCACGCGAGAGAGGGGCGCGGTCTCCAGTGAAAGGTTTGTAGGGATCAGACCCCCCCCTCCCCTCGGGGATCTGGCGCCCGCCGGGGGTGAGCCGGCCC